ACGTCCGACAACGGATGCTGTTCCACGCTCTGTCCGTCGACCTCGGCGCTTTTGGGGCCGGAGGCATTCTTCTGAATGACCTCCTCAAGATTGCTCTTTTGTTCTGGCATGGGGTGTCTCCTGTTTTCGTGATTCTCATGTGTTCCTACTCTTGTTTACGAGAAAAAACAGGCACTTGTACAAAAAAATCATGATTTTCTGGATTTTAAAAGTTCGGAAAGGCGGATTCTCGACTTCGAAGACTGCATGCCGGGCTTGTTCGCATTCCGTTTGATGGACGAAAGCTTCACGGGCTGGCCACGTCGTTTCAGAGGCATCGGCGTTCCAAATTCCGGCATCGTGGCTCCCAGCATCGACCCGCAGACCGCGCATCCGGCCAGACAGTCCAGCCAGTGGTTGTCGTTGTGTTCCGGTTTCAGCTTCCATTCGTCCACAGTGCGACCGCGCCCTTGCGTCTTCACCCTGTATTCCGCCGTCAGATGTTCCGCGATCAGCTGGTGGATGTCCGGCCTGCGGCCATAGAAGGACAGGCTTCCGTGGTCGCCAAGCATCACGGCCAGTCGGGCATGAACAAAGCTTTTCCAGAAGTTCGAGTCGAAGATAACGTGTCGGATAGCCCGTTTGCCGGCCACATTCGGCATCATCCAGTTGAAGCCGATTTTGTCGCCTGCGCCTTTCCGGTATTCGGTCATGGGCTTTGAGGAAGCGCCGACGAAACGCCCGTGCGATGGATAGATGATACCCGCCCACTGCGTCTGCCGACAGAACTGGTACACGATGTCCGTTGAAGCGCCCCAGTTTGCGTCAATCAGAGCCTTCTCGATCTTGAACATGATGCCGTCTTCCCGTTCCCATTCCCGCGAGAGAAGATCATCGACCAGCGTTTCCAAAGCGGCATAGATGCCACCCTCCAGTCCGGCGTTCGGAAACTTGCTCTGAATCGTCGGATTCGCTGTATCAAGGCTGAACATCCGGCTCCGCTGATTCGGCCATGCTCCGTAGTCCAGCACCGCCCCCGTAAAGTCGTCGCCCCACGCGACCACCGTATAGAACAGCAGGGCTTTCTGGATGTCGATGAACAACGTGACCTTGTCGCAGGCCAGCGGAACCTTTCCCTGCGGAAGACCGTTCACTTTCGACGCGATCTCGTCCATCGAAAGCAATGTGTCCCCGCCCATGTCCTCCGGCAACGGGTCATTCTGGTATTCGCTCTGAAATGCTCCTTCGTCCTGCAGCCGGAGATTCATGGCAAACTGAACCGCCGAGATCTCGTCGGAGTTATATCGTTCCGGCCACGCGACGACGGCTCCTTCGTCCATCTCCGCACGGTGTTCCCGGTAAAACTCCGTCGCCCGCATGATATTGCCGTCCTCCCGAAGTGCGTCCGCACGGATGTCCGCGTACTGTTCCCACAGTTTCGTGTTGATGGGAAACTCGTATATCAGTTTCGTGCGTTCCCCGTTCCACTCTGGATGCCGCTCCCGGTCGAGGATCTGTTCCGCCATGTCGCCCGGTCTGATAATCGTGCAGGGCATAATCCCGGAGATTTTCTGGCCGGGTCCCGCAAGGCCGAGGATGTCCCCGGCAAGGACGCGAACGCGCTTGCGGGTCTGTTCCAGGCTTCCGGCGGACTCCGAGGTCTGCGGGTCATCGATGATAACGAGGCTGGGACGGACACTTCGACCATCAGCGCGTTTGTATTTCATGCCGCGGACTCGACCGGTGATCCCGGCAACACGGACGATGATCCCGCTTGCAGGGCTTCCTTTTATCGTAGGAAGAACAAGTTCGTTGCTTGTCCATGTGATGCGGGTGCGCTCCCCATGGTACAGTTGACCGGCACATCTGTTCACGATGCCGTCCAAGCACTTGATGGGGAAAATGACTTCGGGGAAGTCTTCGGCAAGGTGGTCGTTGACTTCCAGTTCCGTTTTGATGGAATCGAGCATTTCCAGTGCCGCCGTCTCGGTCGCACCGATCAGCGTCACGAACTCCCTGTGCCCATACAACATCGACCAGATGGCCGCCGTTTCCGACAGCTGCGTCTTCCCGGACCCGCGAGGCATCGCCAGTGCGAACAACCCTCCTTCAAGGACCGCCGTTTCGATCCGGCGAATGGCTTTCAGGTGGTCTTCGCTCCATTCAAGATGGAAGCTCTCCGGGAAGTAGTTTTCGCAGAACACCCGGAAATTATTTCGGCAACGCTCCTTGAGCTCCGGGTTCTGGACTGCCGGGAGGTCTCCGATTTCACGACCTGCCAGGGCAAGAGCGATGTTCCTGCTTCGGACCGCCGCCTTCTTCTCGTCATACGTCTGCGGAGGATTTGCCGCACGTTCCAGCCAAAGTCCCGTAAGCCATGCCGCATACTTGATCACATTGATGGTCTGCCCGCCGTCGTCCGAAATGCGGTAGCCCCCACGGTCACGATGTCGTCTCAGCTGCCGGTCGAGCAGGACAGGTCCGACGGGAGTGGAATTAACCAGGCGGATAAGTTCCGTCGGTCGGAATTTAGATAGATTCAACGCCATTGCCATTGCCGTTCACCTCCTTGATCAGCCATGCAAGGTATTCTATGATGTTGATGGTGCCGTCTCCATTCAGCGGAAGACCGGCGTCTATGATCTTCTGCAAATCGTCTTCTGTCACATCCCTGCAACCGGATTTTTGCAGAAGCATAACAAGGGTTTCCGGCTGTAAAGCCAGAGGTTGTAGATTTTTTTCCATATTTCCTCGATAAAAGTGGGTTATATCGCCATATCTGACTGGATATTAACGAATTAGCGAGCATTGTAATAAGGCGCACCGAAGTGCGCCGAACGAAACAATCAACCACAAGGAGAACACTCATGGTCGAAAACGAATTCCATCCCGGAGACATCGTCCGCGTCAAAGTCGGCAAGAACCTCGTCGAAGCAGAAGTCGTCGGTCTTATGCCAAACGGCCTCTTCAATGTCAAAAGCCTGAACACCCAGAAGGAGTTCGGCGTCAAGCATATCCACGAACTTGTCTTCGCGGCAAAGGATTACGAACAGGAGAAGCCGGAACCGGAAGCCGTCACGGAACCGGAACCCGTCACGGAACCGGAAGAGGCCGAACTGGCATCCGACGGCGAGGACGAAGAAGCGGTCATCAACCCCGTCCACGAATCCGATAGGCCGAAGAAACGCATGTCCCTCATGAACGCCGCCGTCCAGCTCCTCCGGGAAAGCCCGGTCCCGATGAACACCCGCGAAATCGTTGCCGCCGCTATTGAGGCCGGGCTTTGGGAACCGACGGGTTCCAAAACGCCGGAACAGAGCCTCTACGGAAGCATCTTCCGCGAAATCGCCGCCAAAGAACACCCGCGTATCGTCAGGGCAGAGCAGAAGGGCAAGTTCCGGATTGCGGAGTGATGGCCACTAACCTGACCGGAAGAAATCACGAAAAAGATTCTCCTCCGGCTTGCAAAAACGTCCGTGGGCTGGTGAATATATTTAAGGTACACTCACACGAGTCCTTCTTTCTGGCTCAATATGCAGAAAACGTTGGTTCCGGAACAACCGACATGATCCGTATTTGTCGCGAAGCCGGATTGCGTCCTCCTGTGTACCAGTATGAACACGGCACATTCAGAACCATCATTTATCGGAATACCAATCGGTTGTCTGATCGGTTGTCTGATCGGTTGTCTGATCGGTTGTCTGATAAGTTGTCCGATAAGTTGTCCGATCGCAGAATAGCAATCCTGCAAAAGATGATTGGAAATCCGCAAATCTCGTTAACTGACTTAGCTCAGCAAACAGGAATCTCAAGAGCCGCAATCATTAAGAATATTGCTTGGTTGAAGGAAAACGGCTATCTGAATCGTGAGGGCAACAACCGAACAGGTCGCTGGATTGTCCTGAGCGGAAACGATACGCCTGACCAGAAGCCATGATTCAAGTCCCCGCCCCTCATTCCGAGAGGCGGGTGTCCTTCGGCTCCCTCCACGCGAAGATCCCCCAGATGGCAAACGCGAGGTGGACGATGTCCAGCACTGCCCGGCTGTACAAACCCGATGCGACGTCGTAGGCCAACCAGGCTATGTTCCCGACCGACCACAAATAGAAGCAGAGGATGTTCTTCTTGACGTTCAGCACAGTCCCCGCCAGACTGACCGCTGTGAAAAGCCAGGTAATCATGTGAACAGCCCGTTTCTGCACATCTCCGCAAAGCGCGGTTCCCGCAGGCGGAAGTGCTTGATGACTTCTTCCGGGCTGATCCATTCGCGGTATGACAGGAGCTCGTTGCCCTGCCGATCCGTGAACACGACCAGAATCTCCGGCGAACCGATCCTGCATGAGATCGCGCAGTAGACCTCCGGGCAGTCCGGATGCTCCTGGATGTAGGACAATGCCCTGGCTCTGGCGAGCAGATTCAGCGACAGGTCGGCCTTGGAACCATCCTTCGTCCAGGGCGATCCTCCTCCGATTTTGCAGTTCCCGCCGTAGAAATCCACGACCAGTTTTCTACCGGTCACGCCACAGTCCCCGATGGGGCCGTGCTTCATGAATCGCCCGGTGCCGTTAATATGAAGCCAGTAGTCCGGCTTGCGACCGACGCATTCGGTCACCATGTCCGCGATAAAGTCTTCGGAATGTCGTTCTCTCATCGGGATCGCAACCACGATTTCGTCGATTTTGTCGTCCTTCATCGTCACCTGCGTCTTGATGTCGATGCCGGCGTAACGGGAATCGTACAGGCGTTTCCCAATCTTTTTCGCGAGCCAGTGGTCCTTCGGCATGTACCCAGTCTCCGATGTGTTCGTCGCCATCCCGAACATCACCCCTTGGTCACCCCAGCCACGGTTGCCATCCACCCCCCGTGCGATGTCTGTGGACTGTTTGCTAATATGCTGATTCACAACGATGTCGTCGCCGCAGATCGTGTTGTTCTTGCCCCAGAAAAGCTGATACGCCTGCGTGTACCCGATCTGATTCACGGCTACGCGCACGAAGGCTGCGATGTCCTCATCGGAATAACTGGCCTTGCTCGTGATTTCGCCACCAAGGGTGACGACGTTGTCCTTGATCATGACTTCCAGCGCATACCGCGTCATCGGGTCTTTTTCAAGGAAGCGGTCGAGAAGGAAGCAGGAAATGAAATCGGCGGTTTTGTCCGGGTGGCCGAGTGACACCCACTCTGATGTTCTGAACATAAAATGCCTCACATTTGTTAGATAGTTTCGGTTTTGTTTTCGGTAATCGCCGGGGTCAGCGTCTTCCAGTCGCATCCCTCGCCATGTTTGAACTCCGCCCAGCGACGACGGATGACGTCGCAGTATTTGGGATCGAGTTCCATCGTCCGGCATCTGCGACCGGTCTGCTCGCAGGCTATCAGCGTGGAACCACTACCGCCGAAGTTGTCAAGCACGATATCCTCGCGGGTGGTACTG